TGCCAGGCCACCAAACTCTTAGGATCATGCGTGAACGCCAGGAAAGCGTCTTCTTAGCAAGAGACTGTCTTACTACATGCTGCACATCTGAGTAGCAAAGTGCGCCTCCGACAAACTCATTGTAGATGTCACGTTCATCTGAGCCTGCTTTAGTCTTGACACGCCCGCACACATCTTTGTTGTAGACAACGCCACGCGTGACAGCATCGATGACAGTTCCACCGCGCACGTGGTCTGGAAGCACTAAGCTGTGCTCCGCGCTGAGAGATTTGAGCTTAGCAGTCAGCTCACTCCAGATTCCGTGGTGGTTTCCAACTGCAAGTTGAGTTATAAACCAGTCTGGCATCTGTGAACTAAAACTCAGCTCATACCATTTATACATAGTGTGCATCGTTATAACACCACACTTATAAGAATCAACCAAATATATATACTGTTCATGAGTAAGAAAAATAGATTTAGGACGCCGCACCCAAGGACAGCATGGCACACCATCACCGCGCGCATTAAACATGCGCGTTAGTGGCAAGTGTGCCTGGCGTCGTCCAAGTGGGCAGCGGTTATACCGTGGACTGCCGGATCCTCAAGTCTCACCGGTGTCGTCGCTGTTGGCACCGCTACCACCAGCAGATTTGCTCTGTGACGATGCGTTGTCAACGCCCTTCTGATCACTGTTCTTTCGAGCATCAGTGGGCCTCAGTGCGCCGTTGCGAAGACATTTGGGGATCCGGGCAAACCCGTTTTTCCAACGTGTTTTGAACCAGTCGACCGTTATAGCAGTATATGCTGTGGGTGCCGCTTGGGTCAATGGGTTGAACGATGAGATGGTGTTAGCACACACACTCAGGGATTTGCCAACATAGCCCCCAGTTATAGCAAACTCAACCGTTGCACGCTGGCGCACGTACATCGGGTCGTTAGCACCAAGGGTGAGAGTATCACGCCCACGACGCACGGCGAACTTGTACCCACCAGCAGCTTGAGAAGACACAGGCAGGCCGTGTCCGACCCGCAACGCCGCATAGGTGAGTGTGTTCTCGTCTGAGCTAAACACACGTACCGAATTCTCGACACACACCGCAGGAGCGACACTCCTCATAGATCCAGTGCAGATCAAACGGCCTAGCTTGGGTGCAGCCCACCACCAAATAGCGGGTGCAAGCCCCAAGCTCTCGGCTCCGTCAACAAACCTCGCACCTGACAGCTCACTAACTTGAGTGTGCGCTATGATGGTGCCAGTGAAAGTGTCTTTGCGCTCAATAAGCTGGCCGTGCTCGATTGCAACTCCACGGTGCTGACACAAAACAGAAACTGCTCCGAAGACGTCTTCGGGGTTGAGCTTATCCAGCTTTACGCCACACCAAGGGTCCACATCACCACGCGTGAAGGTGTCGAAAACATCATCCTTGATGTTGAATAATCCACCAGATTGACACTCATCATGCCCAACGAGCAGCGTGCTGATTTGCGGTGAAAAACAACGGAGTGATTGATCGCTAAAGACAACGCTGTAAATAGGGAGCTCAGCAGCATAAGCGTTGAATATCTCACCAAATGACAATTTGTCTGCACATTCATGTTGGATGAGTGTGTAAACTTCGGTCGGGTCGAGTGAGCCCACAACTGTTTCGTGAGCCGACAAGACTCGGTCCAGCTCAGTGTTGCCTGTGTCGTAATCACCAACGCTAGCACGGTACCCTTGAAGGGACAAACCAAGTGCGTCGAAGGTTGCATCAGCCACTGACCGCATGCACGCAGCAGCGCCGTACAGTCTTTTGATAAAAACACCGCTGACAGGGGTAAAAGTGATACCACTAGATAGCAGTTTTCCATCGGCGCCGCGTAAGGAGGCGCCGGTTTTGAGGCGGGACACAAGTAACGCTACACCGCTGGCACAGGGCAGCGTCGCTTGAACATCGACTCCACATGCTGGTACACTGATATTAGAGACACCGTTCCAATTGTAAACAACACCCGCAGCAACATTTTGGGGGTTGATGCGGGCAGGGTTGGCTGCCGCAATATCA